ATAAAAAAGAAGATGACTATAAACCATGCCCACCTAAAAATGCACCATATCGGAAAGGCGATTTCAAAAATGAGTTAAGGCTTGAAAGACTGTTAAACTATACAAGAGAAATTGATGGTTCGTGCAATGCGGTCTGGGAAAAAGTACCTTTTATCGACCAGTACATTCCAGCTCCTAGCGTGGTTGTCTCTACTGCTTTTATTGCATCTGTGGCTGCGACTACACCAATTATTCTCAACCTTGTAAAACCTATAGTTAAGAATTTAATAAAGAAACTGACAAAGAAAAAAGATAAATCTACTTAGTTTTAATTTCGTGCGTATGTGGTATAACTTGATTTGGCGGTACTGCTACTTTTATCCCTTCACAAATTTCTGCGTACTTACCTGTAAACGTAACTCCAAGGTTCGCTTGCTCACCACATACCCGAAGTCTAAAGAGTGCAATTTCTAATTTTTGTTTTTGATATAGTAATTCTTGATTTTTTATATTTACTTCTGTAGCTCTAAGACATAAATTAGGTGCTTTACCTAACGGAATACTGATTTGTGCTGAGATACCATAATTAACATTGAAATTATCTTTTTCAAATCTTGGTGTTTCTTGTATATACTTTATAGCCCCTGTATCCTCATCATAAATATTTTGTCTAGTCACATTTTGTCTAGGTAAGTTATAGGTATGTGCGTCAGTTATATAAGGTGTAATTGTAAGACTTGGTGAACTACAAACAATTCCTTGTGACATCCTAAATTGTGGGGTACTTTGCGGGGCAATCATCGTGGCATTATTGTTAACCGTGCCTTGTGCAGTTGAGTTCGGACTACTGACCGTTGTATTAGCTAGAACTTTTGTAGGGCAAAGTATAAGAGCTATTGCCCAAAGGTAGTTTCTACGGTGGTGGTAGTAGTTGTATTTATGGTGCGGTTTATTTGGGTAATGGTGTCGATCCCTGGTGTCATTACTGTCTCTACCAAACTGAAGGGCTGAGACTCGTTTACGATCTTCCATCTAGGCATACCCTCCAATGTAGGACTCGTATAAGAAAAATTAATTCCATTTACAGTTTGTGTAGCTTCTGCTGTTGGTATTGCATTAATATATCCATTTACATCAGCACTTTCAATGTTAGTTCCACTAACACCAACTGAATAGCCTGTCCTATACTGATAGCTCGTAATAGATTCAGTTATGACAGATTGACTTGTAGAATTTGTGCTAGAGCTACCACTTCGGAAGGTTGGGACGACAGGATTTGCAAGGGTTTTGACAGGAAATAATATTATTAATAGCAACCAAACTCTAGTCAATTTGGATTGTGACTGTAGTGCTGCCAATACAGCTAGTACCACTTCCACCAGCGGTACACGAGTGGACTCCCGATGAAAGGCTAGTCATACCTAAACTACCTGCAGTACCTCCAGATCCTATAGTTGTTTGTCCTCCAAGGTGAGGCAAAGCAGAAATTCCTGATGATGGAGTTATTGCAGATGGTGTAGCATCTCCCATAGTCACCGACTCTGTAACCGAGAAGGCAGAACCAGCTGTTGTGATAGCTTTATCAGTTTGTATAAGAGCAGGTACACCTGCTGTGAGCGAGCCAACATTTAGTCCTCCAATCGCACCAGACGTAGTGCTACCGCCAGAGGTTACAGAAGGAGTAATATTATTACCTGACAACGAATAAGTCGTACCAAGTTTATTCGTAACGCTATATGGCATATCCACAGTAACTTGTGCAGAAGTAGTGAACTTTTGAGTTATGTCCGCATAACTAGGACTTGCAACTAATAACAATAATGGAAGTAGTTTTTTCATGCTTTTGGTTTTGTAGGTTCAACCTTGATAACATCAGGTTTACTTGTAATTAGTTCTATTGGTTGTCTTATTATTATAGTTTGTTGCCCACTTGTGTTTGTATTATTAGTTGCTTCTCCCTCTTTCTTTTTCTTTTTAGCACCTGTAGCAGCACCAACAGAAACACCCCATCCCGCTAGGATGTTGCCCAAAAGACCTGCTGCAAACGTGCTATCAACACGAGGTTGGTCTGGTATATCTAAACCGAAGAGTTTATTAGGCAATTTTATATATCCTAAAGATAAAACTATTAAACACCAGGCAAGTATAGCTCCTTGTGCTGTGGTGCTTACTAAAAACATGATTTTCTCCTGATAGTCAGGTTTGTCATCATCTATTTGTTTGTTCTTTTGTTGTGATTCTTTTTGGGTTTCTGTTGTCATAGGCTTTTTCTGTCATAATAGACATATATAGAGGACTAGTAAAGTGGTAGAGGTTATTGCAGCATTAGGTGGAGCTTGTCTTACAGCTTGTTTTGTCTCCGTTGGCTCAATGTCATACAGAGGTAGGCAATCAAGAGATGATCTCGTGCGAAATACAACAGCTATAGAACTATTAACAGATAAAATAGAAGTAATGCACGATGATATGAGAGAAGTATTTCATCGTTTAAAAGAAGTAGAAGTTAAAGTAGCTGAGATTAAGACAAGACGTTAAAAAACCCCTTCCCCTTGGAACAGGAAGAGGTTTTAGCTCTGTTGTGGAGTTTGAGCTACTATTAAATTAGCAATAAATAAAAAAAATGCTAAAAATTATAAGACCTATTGTTTTTGCTTTCCTTCGTGGCAATGCAATAAAAAAACTCGCATTAGATATTTTGCGAGCTTTAGTCAAAAAAACAGATAATACTGTTGATGATAGGTTGGTTGATTTGTTGGAGCAGAATCTTTTTCCTAGTAGGAAGGTAAGTCAACTACCCCTGTAGTTACTTTCCCAATTTTACTTTCTTCTTTTTTGTTTTCTTCTTTTTTGAAGAGCCATAACCTCTTGTTTGTAATTCCATTTTTGTAATGTAACTATAAATAGTATATCTTTATTGCCTTATATATCTAGTACGTTAAGTTAAAAATAAAGGACTTGTTATGGATATTATTATGCCTTGGTCTGATTGGTTTGTAAAACAAGCCAGAAAACGTAAAAAAGTTGAAAAATGGGTTATGGCTGATGTTACTTTAGAAGAAGAATTAAAAGTAGAAGTTTTTTTAAGACATATTGTGGAATGTCTTGAACCAGAAGATATACCTGATCTTATAAGTGCTTTTGCAAAAGAAAATTTTAGATTAGTTAAAATAATACATCAAGCAGGAAATCATATAGATAAATTAAATTCTAAGGATTTTTTTCCCAAAAATAAGCACAGTCTTTAGCCCATATTCCACCACTTGCTTTTCCCTCTGGCATACCTAATCCACATTCTGCTTTTACAACTAAATGATGAATACAGTCAACACAAATAGGATGATTTCTACTCATACACTTTGTATCTGCATATAAATATTCCGCTTCTAAAATAGCGGGTTCTAAATTATCACTTTCTAAAGGTAAATCTAATTTACCTTTTTTTGTTTTTATTTTTACTCGCCATTTTTTAGGTGTTTCTTCATACAAAACCATTCGGCCTGCATGATACCTAAGAGATGGCATTATTTATCCCAAACTCTTCCGTCAATAGTTTCCCAATCTTTTGGTGGCTCACTTATCCAATGTCGTTGTCCATTTATAACCCTAAATACATGATTTCCGCAACATACGATTTCTCCATCTCTAATGGTTTCTGTTTCTTTTTCCATAAAAATATTATTCAACGACTTTAATAATACAATCTCCCCATCTTGCTTGTGCATACTTTATTGCTTTATCCTTACTTTCTGCATAAGTTGATAATTTCATTGGAAAATTTCCAATACCTTTAACTAACAAATTATACTTTTTTGTTTTTTTATTTTTTTTAGCTCTAGTAACACCTTCTTCATCTGATCTCATTGACAGAATTTCTAAGTCTTTAAAATTACTCTCCATCATTTTCTACCTGTAGTCTTTCTTCAGTTTTAAAATCTCTCACAAGCATACTAGAAACTCTTTGAACTTGATAATTATGTTTCATAATTATTGTTCTAATATTTTCATTTACTCTGTCATCTTTTACTGAGACAGTACAATCATCCTTATAATGTAATAAATGATCGTAACCTCTTATAGCATTATCTAATTCTTCTTCTAACTTTTTTAATCTTAATTTTTTTAATTTATCTAATTTTCTTCCTGATTTAGTTTCGTTTCTTTTCATGGTTTAATTTTTTCTAATTCTTCAATAGCTAATGATCTAGCTTTATCATTAATAGTTCTAAACTGTTGTTGATCTATATATTGTAAAATCATTTTTGAAAAGTGTTTATCATATATAGATCTAAATAAACTTTCGTCATAATCTAAATTTATTAACTGCGATAAAAATGCCTTACAAACTTGTTGTTTTCTTCTGACTTTTTGATGCCATTCTTGGTCATAAGAATCTTGTTGTTCTTGTTTAAATTTCTTTATTGAATCTTCCATGTTATTAATTGCTGTCATTAATTCATCTTTAAGCAATAATATTTCTGGATTACTAAGTGTACCTACATCATCTATAGATACAACCTTATCAATTTGTTTACTTTTAAATGTTAAAGCCATAGATAAAGATAATTTAGATACATTTTAACTAAAAAACTAGGTTTTATCTAGTTTTAGTGTTGTTTTGCCATGATTTAATTAATATTTGCAATTCTGCAATTCGTTTCTTTGCTTGTTTTATTTTTTCTTCAATAGTCATAAAAATAAGATACCGAAATCTTACTTTATCTACCACCTAATTGTTTTCTTTTACGCATTTCTTTTAAAGACTTTTGACCTTGTGCAATATGACCTTGAATTAAGGTGTAATAATTTTTCTTATGTTCAAGCTGTTTTCTATCGTAATCAGATAGTTTTTCTTCATCTATATCTACATGAAGTCTCTGCACTTTTCTCTTAAAATTATCTATATGTAAGTCAGCCCTGTTTGATAAATAATCTACTGCTTGTTTATCATCAAGAATATATATTTTTTTCTTTTTAGTCTTTGCAACAACAGGATAACCAAGTTCTCTACAGTTCTTTTCTATATCCTTATAAACATCCCTAAAAGCATATTCGTCAGGATGATAAGTAACTTCTTTTTTGGTGTATTTATCAAGACGTTTATGATACTCTTCTTCACCTAATAAAAAATATTTGTAGTGATGAAGGACTTGCTCTTCAGAAAACACATCACCTTTACGGATTTTCTGATAGTCGATTGATAGAATTGGTAAATCTTGCATGATTAAAGATAAAAAATAATATGTAGCCTGTTAAGTACAGGCAAACTTAAAAGTTAAGTGATCGGATTAAAATACACATTAATCTAAGGGAATACAAGCCAATGAAAGGCAAATTATAATAACCCAATCTAGGACTTACACCGAGGATGCCTAGTATAAATTCTGTGGCTGTTAAGTACAGCCAAACTTGAAACACATGGTAAGAAGTCTTAACCGAGGGGAAAATAGGAAAATCTAACTTAAGGGAAAATAGGCCAAGGAATAATATGATAATGGAACATATCTAGGACTTACACCAAAGATGCCTAGCAAAAAATTGTGCCTGTTGTAGTACAGGCAAACTTGCAAATTAAGCTAAAATAAAGAAATGCAAAATAAGATATGCGATGAAAAAAGATTCAAAGGTAAGGAAATACTAGGACTTATACTATTAGATGCCTAGTGAAACTTGTAGCTGTTAAGTACAGCCAAACTTGTAGTTTAAGTTAAAAGAACGCAAGGCAATGTAAAAAAAAAGACGAGAAATCAACTTAACTTAATCTAGGACTTACAAGGGATGATCTATGCCTAGTGAAAATATTGTTGCCTGTTAAGTACAGGCGGACTTGTAAGTTAGGTCGACATAACTCAATTCAAGGTAAAATATCTCATCCTATGTCAAGCGAAGCCAAAGTAAGATAAATCTAGGACTTACACCGAAGATGCCTAGAAATTTAAATCAATGCTATCTCTTCGTATTCAAACTCAGTAACCTCAAACTTTCCCGCATTGCCACCATTCTCAGGTCTATAACTTCCAACACCAGAATATTTTCCACTAGCTTTAAGCATAGTTTCTAATTCTGAAATCTCAACCTGACTTGTATCACAAGTTAATGAAAAATTAACTGACCATTGAGGTATCTTTACCCTAGTGATCCATATCAAACTACCAGATCTTTCACCTCGTAACCTAACCCAAAGTTTGTCATTCCACATACCATTGCAATCTTTTGCACCGTCATAATTAAGAAGCATATCTTCTGAGACAGTTACACCTCTATCAAACGCAGCCCCTTTCCTGTTGTTAAGTGCTTTTGCAGAGTTTCTTATTGACTTACGCAACATTTCTGCGGGCATATATGGATCTTTAAAACCTGTGAAAGATACATTCCCATTTGTATCAACAGTACAATCACAATCGTCAGTACTATCTACAGCCCAATGACAAGACATAAGAAAATCTAATTTAGAAAGAGTTATATGATCTTCTTCGGTCTTTTTTCTTTTTTGTGAAATAGGTGTACGGATTTTGTATAGCGGTTCTGATGGATGCTGATACATTGGATTTTGAAGTTGTATTGGTGTAATACCTTCTAGTGTTCCGAGGACTTTGTAAAGTGCCATAAGTTTAGAGATAAAAAATAAGATATAAGTGCCTGTTAAGTACAGGCAAACTATGATGTTAGATCAACGGAATAGAAGACAACAGATGTCAACCAATCGTAAGTGTGGACTTACATAGGGTTACAGACAGGCTTCGACTCCCTTCCCTAATGCCACATTGTTAAAAGGGAAAATCTTCTTCTTGCTTGTTAGTTGGTGGAGGACTTGAAGGACTTGCACTATCACTAGATCCAGATTCTTCTATTTCTTTTTGTTTTGCATATACAGGCTCTATATTTAATGCCTGATAGTTTTTGCCATTATTAGATTGTGATAACCAACCACTAACTTTTACAGGTACAACTGGCTCACCATAATATTCATTAGGATCAGTTTTACATTTCTGTAGATAATCAATAAATTTTATTAATTCAGACTCAGGTATTTGTAAGTTACCAGAATATCTAGGATAGTTTTTACTTGAGTCATAGCTATCGCCATATACTCTTTTGTGGTCTTCTTCTGTATTAGAAAAAATTGCAAGTTTTAGTTTAAAAGTCATTTGCTTAATTGTTTGATTGACGTTTGGCTAATTCGAGATCCTCTATCTCAGCCAACTTATAGAGGATTTTTCCATTTATAGAATAGAAACTTGGAGGTTTACCCTCTCTTCTCCACCTATGAATAGAGTCAAGATGAACTCGCCATCTATCGGCAAGTTCTTGAGATGTTAAGAACTCTTTTTTAGAATCCAAAGTCATCTTTTTTCTCCTGTTGTACAACTTCTGGTTCTACAGTATCAGTTACATTAATAGGCTCAATGTCTACAACCTCTTCGCTAGTTTGCACACCTAACAAAAGATCAGGTATGTATTGCCTACCAAAGAATGTAGAGGCTCTTGCTTTCAGCATGATTTCTGGCATAGATTGATACTTTTTATTCTTTGCAGTCCAACCTTCTTTCTGTGCCATCTTCATAGATACTGCTGTACCTTTTAATAATTTATTGTCCTCAAGTCTTATAGCTTGGCATTGAACAGATAAACTATCATCTTTACCAGTAACTATATAATCAAAGTTTTTAAATCTACCGCAACCAATTATTTGACTAGAAATAAATTGTGCTGACCATGTTGGTTTGCCATGTATAACATTTAAGTTTTGCATAACAGTTAGAGGACTAAGATTCATCCTCTTACTCATTTCCAAAGCAACAAGACAATTAGACAATCCATTCTGACCTTGATATTGTGTTGGTACTAATTGTGATTGACACAAACTTTTAGCTTGTCTTTGTGCAAACTCAAAGGTTTCTGTAGTTTGATAGATGGAAGACTCGCCATCTGTATTAATTTTTGTGATTTCTGTTGTCATTTTTTTTCTCCTTTGATTTCGTCATGTTTGAGTTCTAAAAAACTTTTTGTAACATCAATCCAATCATCTATAAATTCTGTCCTTATTCCATCTTTTACTTCTATTTCATCAAATCTAAAAACTTTAAAATGATTAGGACTGAAAAATATTTGTCCGATAGATGGGTTTTTAGGGAAATTAATTTTCATTCTGGTAAATCCTCGTATGTAATATCGACCCATTGACGTTGTGCAAACATCCAAGTCTTTTTTTGTTCTGGGTCATAATAAACTTGACCCTCGTATGGTTCTTCTGGGAACTGTGGCATCAATAAAGTTCAATTTCCTCCATTTGTTGTGTTTGGTTTTTCTTATTAACCATCCAAGGAGGAAGGCTAATATCAAGGATCTCTGGTGTGTAGTCAGCCCAATGCATGTTGTTATTGCATTGAGAAATAATCTTTAATGCTTCTTCTACTTTCTTCTCACCTTCTTCGAGCATTTCTTTGTCAGCCCTATAAACACCAACACAAAAAGGTGCTGTTTTTTCTATCGCAACAAATAGAAATTCATCTACTTTTACTCCTAATTTTCTAAGCCCTCTTAAATACCAAGATGCCTGGATGTGATAACCAAATCCACCAATAGATTTTTGAAAACCTTTAGGACTTGCATCTTGTGTAGTTTTTAAATCTATGACAAAACGACCATTGTAAGATAAACAATCAGGTCTACATTTTCCTTTTATTCCGTATAAATCATCCCAAAAAAAGCTTAATTCGCTGTAATTGTCGTTATTATAGATTATTTTTGCGGGACTATCCATAATAGACTCATTCATTAATTCTAAATTTTGTTTCCATTCATAAGACAAAATCTTCTTGCCTTCATTTTCTTTCATCCATTCTTTACCTTCTTTTGTTCTTGCATTTAATCCTTCTGGTCTAAAAATATATTCATCATGAAATTTATTATTTTCTAAGAAAAAAGTATGAACAGCAGTTCCTTCTTCCATTGCTTTTGTTGGAACTTGTATTGCTGTTTTACCATGCAAATATTTTTTAGGGCTAATTAAAGCATGTCTAATATTTGTAGAAGACTCATTACCTTTTCTTACATGATAATCAGCATTACTTATGATTTCTGGTTTATAAATCATTTCAACTTTTCTCCCCATTTAATAAATGTATCTACAGCTTCGCAAGAAAATAATTTAAAAATAAAATCGTAGTGCATCATATCTGCAAACTGCTTATTTCCATAAATATTCATTCCACGATTACAAGCTGAAAAGAAAGCATTGTAATTATCTGTTCTTACATAAAGTATTAGCTTGTCAACAAGCTCTGCTTTTGTTTCGTCCATTTACTTACCTCTTAATAAATTAATTTCTTCTTGTGAAAGTTGAGCCATTTTTTTAAATTCTCCAAGTGTCATGTCAAACCCAGACATTTCTGTGTCATCAGGACAACCCTGTTTTATTAAGGCGACTCCCAGATTTACAATTAAATCACTTTCAATTTTTAGCATAATTTCGTTATCTGTTATTGTCATAACTTGACGTATAAGGCGACATATACTAGTATGGTATAGTATAAGATAGTATTTGTCAACCCTATGCAATTAAGGGATTATCAAAAGTCAGCAATAAATAATATTAGAAAGTCGATTCAAAACGATAACAAATCCGTATTGCTTACACTTCCTACAGGTGCGGGTAAAACAGTTATATTTTCTGAAATAACAAAACTTGCAAAATTAAAAGGTTCTAATGTTCTTATCCTTGTTCACAGAAAAGAGCTTATTGATCAAGCATCAAACAAACTTAAAAAGAATAAAGTTAATCATGGAATCATAGCTTCTGGTTATGAACCTAAAACAAGTATGGTGCAAGTAGCTTCTGTTCAAACACTAATAAGAAGACTTAACGATAAATGGCAACCTAATCTTATTATTCTTGATGAAGCACATCACGCAGTAGCTAGATCTTGGAGGAAGATTTTAGATTTTTATAAAAATACAATAAAACTTGGGGTAACAGCTACACCTATGAGAATGACAGGTGCGGGGTTAGGAGAAGTCTTTGATGACTTAATCGTTGGAACAAGCATACCAGAACTCGTTGATAAGAAATTTCTTGCACCACATGAGGTATATGCACCGCCAAATAAACTAAATTTAGACAAAATAAGGACAATTAAGGGTGATTTTGCACAAAAAGAGGTAGAAAACGAGTTTGAAAAAGTAGATATAGTTGGTGATGCAGTAGAAAACTATAAAAAACTTGCAGACAACAAACCCGCTATAGCTTTTTGTATTTCAGTAAAACATGGTAAATATGTAACAAATAAATTTAAACAAGCGGGATATAAGGCAGAACTTATAACAGGTGATATGTCTCGAACAGATAGAGACAATCTAACTACCAGATTTAAAAATGGTAAAGTACAAATCCTTGTTTCTATAGATGTAGTATCAGAAGGTTTTGATGTCGAAAACTGTTCATGTGCAATACTTCTCAGACCAACACAATCAGAAGCACTATATATACAACAAGTAGGAAGAGTCTTAAGACCAGAACCTAATAAAACAGCAATAGTTTTAGATCATGTAGGTAACACAAAACGTCATGGATTTGTTGATGACATAAGACATTATGATCTAAATCAAAAAGCTAAATCAAAAAGAAAAGGTGAAACAGCACCACAAGTAGAAACTTGCGAAGTATGTTTCGCAGTTTACAAGCCACAAGCATCTTGCCCTGTTTGTGGACACGTTAGAGAAATTAGAAAAAGAGAAATAATTTATAAAGAAGGCGAATTAGTAAAAATGAAAAAGAATTTAAACTTACAAACAGGAGATCCAATTATAGAAATATCTACAGGTGCAAAATTATATTTTTTCTCATACTCAGATGACTACAATAAAACACAATTTAAACTTTTTGCAAAACCTAGAAATACATTTGCACAATGTTTTTATGAGGCACAATGGAAAGAATTTCAAAAATTAAATGTCTATTCAAAACATTCAATTAATCAATTTTTAAAATTAACAAAACTTGCAGAAGTAGAACTTGATGACATAAGAATTGATTTTGATTTGCGAACTAAAATCAAAAAACAAGAAGAAGCACAATGTGTAACATTAGATGATTGGTACAAACTCGCTAAAAAACGTGGTCATAATCCATTTTGGGCTAAAAAAAGATGGGAACTTAGGAAATATCGCAAACAAAGAAAAATTAATAAAAAGCTAAAAGGTGAAAAAGACAATCAAGATTATTTCAACTTTTAATGTAAGATAGGGAAAACTTGCCCTGTCAATGTCTAATAAAGAGACTATCTTACAACAAAATATAAGATTAGCTCTTGGTACAGAATCTAACCTTCGTTTATTTCGTAACGAAACTGGAAAACTTCCAGATCCTAGAACAGGCCAATGGGTTCGATTTGGATTGGCAAAAGGTAGTTCTGACCTTATTGGTTTTAAAACTATCAAGATTACTCCTGAGATGATCGGACAAGATCTTGCAGTTTTCACAAGTATCGAAGTGAAAACAAACTCTGGACAACTTTCAAAATATCAGCATAATTGGCTTCAAGCTGTTAAGAAAGCTGGCGGTATTGTGGGTGTTGCTCGTAATGTAAAAGACGCACTAAATATACTGAAAGTTTCTTAACTTTTTATTTTTAAATTTATCTTTATGTCTTTATTAAATTTAGACCGTAACGAATGGCGGTCATTTCTTAGTCAACTTGGAAAGGATATTAACAAAGTCAGACTTCGGTCATTCTTTCCTAAAGGACACCCATTAAAAGAAAGAGATAGAGGTAAAAAGTCTGACGCAAATGGAGATTGGATTAAACATTGTCAAGAAGAAGGTCGTGGTGTTTATGTCGTAATTAATGATGGAGAAGATACAGACTCATCAATAACAGCTTGCCGAGCTTTTTTTTATGAGCATGACGATATATCGAAAGAGCAACAACTATGGATTTGGAAAGAAATAGGCTTGCCAGAACCATCTCTTCAAATTGATACAGGAGGTAAATCAATACACAACTATTGGGTCTTAAAAAAAGCAATAGATCCAGAAACTTGGAAACCTATCCAAGAGCGATTATTAGATCATGCAGATGCAGATAGAGCCTTAAAAAATCCATCAAGAGTTATGCGATTACCAGGCACATATCACATGAAAGAAGATGGCACTCCCTCTGCTATGACTAAGATAATACATCAATCAGATGTTAAATACACTCTTAAGGATATAGAGTCTTGCTTACCTACAAAAAAGCAACACGAAAAAAATAAATCTTCTTCAAATTTTAAAGAATATCGTAAAGAAGATATAGCAACAGTAGAAAAAGCACTCGCATATATTCCACCACGCAAACCAAATACCAACACCTATCACATGTATAGAAACATCTTATGGGGCTTAATTAAAGCATGTGAAGATGCGGGCAAAAATGCGGGAGATGCAGTTGCACTTATGAAGCAACATTCACCAGATTGGGGAGGTATAGATCAAGTAGCAAAGTCAGGAGGTGTACAAATTAATGCGGGTTCTTTTTGGTATTGGGCTATTGAACATGGCTATAAACCAAAGAAAACAATTAAAGTTATTAATCCAGATAATCCAGATAATCCAAAACTTATAGAATCAGATAAATTACAAAGAATAGAAGCAAACGAATTATTAAATCTACTTAAGTCACATAGAGACAATGGAGAACACGCATTTAGATATAATATCTTCACCCAACAAATAGAACTTGATGGTGTTCCTTGTCAGGGTTCAACTTCAATAGACAGATATTATCTAACACTCGCAAGACTTGGATATAAATGTAATAAGGACACAGCCTTTGACTGTGTAGTACAAGTAGCAAGAGAAAATGAATACAATCCTGTAGTTGACTACTTAGAAAAAGTTTATACAACAGAACTTCCCGCTTACATAGACAGACTCGCAAGCACATATCTCAGACCAGAAGAAAAGGATCTTCCTAATCCAACAATTTATGATGACATGTTAAAAAAGACTCTGATAGCAGCAGTCGCAAGAGCATACAAACCAGAAGGACATAAATTTGATAACGCTTGTGTTTTACTTGGAGAGCAAGGAGCAAGGAAATCATCTTTCTGGTACACACTCGGACAAGAATTTTTTAGTGATGGTCTTCGAGACATAAATGGAAAAGATGCACTAATGATTCTTCATCGCAGTTGGATTTGTGAGCTAGCCGAGTTGGAAAGCATAACATCTAAAAAAATGGCGGGAGATATAAAATCTTTCCTCTCGCAAAAAACAGATGTCTTTAGAGTTCCTTACGGAAAAGTAACGGAAGAGTTCCCTAGAAGAGGAATCATTGTTGGATCTACTAACAGACATGATGGATTTCTTGTTGATGAAACTGGGAATCGTAGATTCTGGATCATAAAATTAGGCGAAAACGTCACCATAGAAAACCCGATAGACATTGAAAGCCTAGAAAAAGAGCGTGACCAAATTTGGGCATCCGCAGTAATGGCTTACAAAAATGGAGAGTCTACATACCTTACAAAAGAAAACGAATTGATAGTAAACGAGGAAAATTTAGATTACCTTATCGAATCTCCTTGGAAATCTGTTATCGAACAATTTTTAGATGCACCATCTAATAGACATAGAGAACTTACAACAGAAAGCGTCCTTACAGAAGCAATAGAAAAACCAATAGAAAGACAAACTAGATATGACCAGATGCAAGTTGCAACAATTTTAAAAAATCTTGGCTACGAAAAAAAGAGAAGAGGTACTAAAAGTTGTCGCAAATGGGTCTACATTCGAGACTCGGATAGTGTCCTGACCTCTGTATGAGGTAGGTACACCGTATGGACACCGAAACTGATTACAGCCCAACCGTTTTCGAGCGTGTCTATAGTGTCCATACCTATTCCTATAAAGTATATAAAATAAGGAAGAGGGGGGATAGAGGGGAGAAATAGGGGGCTATAATAGAAAACCGTAGGAATTAGGAAACTCCTAAGAAAAAGGTCGGACACCTATGGACACTATGGACACCAATTTTTTTCAGTCTCATTTTTTATCTCTGCTAAAATATAAAAAACAGACTCGCAATGGCTAAACCTTTAGTTTTTGATTTTAATAAAATACAAAATAGGTTTAATGCTTATGAATTAACTCAAGCAAAATTTGCGGGTAAAAAAGCACTTACAAGATTAAATAAAGAATTAAAGGGCAGAGGTGGTTTAGTAGCAAAAACTTATATAAAAGGTACAGGTAAATTTAAAAATCCTGTAAGTTTTACATTAACAAGTACTTTTGGTAAACAAAGTGGATTGGAATTGCTTGTAGGGGTAAAAGATGAAAAAGCAATTACTAAAGGTAATCCCGCCTCTAAATATTTATTCCCTACGATTGGCGGTGGTTCAAAAAGAGCTTACGATACTTTATTTACACAGTATTTAAGAAATAGGAATTTAATTAAAAAGGGAGATTATCCTTTTCCAATAAAGGCAAATCCATTAGTAAGATTAAATAAATTTAGAAATGTTACTGGTAGCACCTACGGACAAACAATAGAAGCGTTAGGAAAGACTCGCGATAATAAAAAAAGTAGTGGTGTATTTCAAGGTGGCAATGCAAAGATTGGTGATGCTAGGGTTTTTGCAATAAAAAGTGATGGTAAAAGTAAAAACAAAGGATTAAGGGCGGGTATTTATAGAGAAACATCAAGAGGTAAAGGTAAAAAACCATTTGCTCGTCCATTATTTAGATTTAGTCCTATTCCTACTCAATCAGGTAAGCAAACATTTAGATTAAGAATTAAGACCATATCTAATGAAAGAGTTTATAAGTATTGGACAAAAGAAATAAAAAAACTTGCAAAAGGTAGAAGATAATACTATAATAGTAGTATATTTTTATCTTTATTAATGACTATCGCAGATCAATTAGCAAAAGACTTTCTATATCACAATGACTTATATAGGGCGGGTAGAGCAATAATATCTGACAAACAGTTTGATGCACTTAAACAAGCGTTGATTGATCTTGACCCTAAACATCCCGCACTTAAGAAAGTTGATGAAGGTTGTGTACTGTCAGGACTTGGTACATTACCTTTTGAAGAATGGTATGGTTATTTACCAAAAGGTACACCACTTATTGCAGAACCTAAGATTGATGGTTGTGCTATAGCAGTTAGATATGTAGATGGTTTACTTGTAAAAGCATGGACTCGCAAGAATGTTGATAAGACATATTGCATGAGATATATAAAAGATTTGCCACATAAGATAAAACAAAAAGGACTCGTAGAGATTCGTGGTGAATTATATGGTCAAGGACTCGTACCATCTAGCTCTCAGAGACTTGCTTCAGGTCATCTTCGCAAGAAATCACCTACAGGAGATGGCTTGTCTTTTTGTGCCTTCCAAATTTTTGATGGTCAAGGTACAGAAGAATCTAATTTACAACAACTTATAAGTTGGGGTTTTCATACTTGTGGTTATATAAAAGTTAAATCAAATGCAGTAAACCATGTAAAACAATTACATAACAAGTGGCAAGACTCGCTAATATTCAGTCGTTATCCTACAGACGGTATTGTCATTAAAGTTTCTAATAAAGACTTGCAATCAGAGATTGGTCGAACATCTATAGCACCTAGTTGGGCAACAGCAATAAAAGATGTGTGGAAACAAGTGTGGTAGGTTGACTACTGAGTAAGTATAGAGTATTATAACATTAATATTATTTTTATCAACTATGTCTAATCAGAGGGAGCAAGTTAATTGCCGAATACCAAAAGAAACATTTGAAGTACTAAAAGCACTCGCTAATGGTCACAGATACAAGACTTGCCCCACTTGTGGTAAGGATTGGGATTTGAAGAATTTTGACCCTACAACTAAGCCAGTTCAACATAGTGTTTTAGCTAGTCAGCTTTTAGAAGAGGCAGTTAAAGACTTATTTAACAAGGCTCAATTCGGTGGCAGATAGTAATTGTTACTAATTGTTACAGAATACTATACAAGTACTAATCTATGGTTATATTAGATATGTACATTACTTTTATCTTTATCTTTATCAATGACAACTACAGTCAAACCAATTCAAAAATCGCTAGGTCATTTTGCTTTCTCTCAGAAAGTAAATGAATATCAACTCTTAGATCAAGCAAGAGCAACAGAAATTAAATCTAAAGTCAGACTACACGCTAATGGTAATTGGGGTGAGGTTCGCACAGAAGATGCACAGCAAAATAATCAAGTAGTTAAAGAGCATGATGGTGGCAGATTACATTCTGTATTTACCCTCTCAGATGGCAAAACTATATGGGTCATTACATCAGGATATGGCACACCTAAATCTGCTATGGATTTAGAAACATTCTCTGAGATTGATTACACCAATACAGTAGTTCTATTCCCAGAGGAGTACTAAACAATGACAAAAGAAATTAGAATAAAAGTTTCTGATAAAGACTATGACTTTATACAGAGAATTGCAAAATCAGAAAAAAGAAGATTAGCTGATTTTGCACAGTTACTTTTTGCAGAAGGGTTAGATTACTTTTTTTGCGATGAACGAATATGTTTCAAGAAACATGATGATGAGCTTACAGAAGAAGAGCATAAGCAAATCAAAATTAATGATGAGCTTGCTAAACAAGAAGGTTGGTATCAGCTAGATTACGAGGAGAAAGTTGTACAAGGTTACAAACAAGTCTTTGAGTGGTGGGAAAATCACGCTTACAATCACGAAACTAAAAAGCATGATGATAACCTAATAAAACCTACAGTAGAAAGCATACAAAGTTTTGCAATAGAGGAGGACTAAAGAATGAAACTTTATGAATACATAGATAAAGCTATCTATAACTATGCGTCTTGCTACGATTCACCAGATACAAGTGAGAATGAGGAATTTTCAGATGCACTTGTTGATGTTATTGATCTTATAAGAGAATCTTCTATTGGAGAGTTAGAACTTAAAGAAGAAGAATTTGATTATGAAGAGGAGGACTAATGACTTTAGACAAAGAGCAATTATGGTTAGTAGATGTTTTTCAAGCCTATCGCAAAAAACATAACCTACCTAACTTATCAGCAGATGATTTAACTAGTTCTCCTATAAGAGAAAAAATACAAACTAGACATATAGATTGGTTACAACAATTTATAGTCGTTTGGGAAGCTGTGGAGTACAACGTAAAAACTAAATCAGGAGACACTTAATGAATTTAAAAGGAACACAAGAACTTAATCTAAATTGGATTGTTGGCTCATTGTTTACAAATACAAACGGTACAGAATTTAGATGTACAGGTTTTTCTGTAGATTTAGCAAATCATTCAATTATCGTTAATTTGGATTTAATTGATTCCGAACCAATTCAAAGTGTTGGATTAGATTGGAACTCATTAAAAAATTGGAGTATCCAATTACAAGGATGACAATTAAAGATAGTTTTACTGTTAAACCAATTAAGAGATTCGAGACTCATGATTGGTTTAACAATAAGCATTATGCAAAACGTATTCCTAGTATTTCTTATTGTTATGGACTTTATGACAATAATAATGTTTTACAAGGTGTTATAAGTTTTGGCTCACCCGCTTCTAAACCTTTAGTAGTTGGTGCATTTAAAGGCAAATATCAAGAAGACTTTTTAGAGTTAAATAGATTATGTGTTGAGGATAATTTAGAAAAAAACTCGCTAAGTTTTTTTGTTAGTCAATCACTTAAATTATTGCCAAAACCAAAAGTAATAGTCTCTTATGCAGATACTTCACAAAATCATCATGGATATATTTATCAGGCAACTAATTGGATTTATACAGGTTTATCAGATAAAAGAACAGAATGGAGAATGAGAGGAAATAATAAACATAGTAAAACTATTTGTGAGCAATATACATTAGAAGAAAGGCAGAAAGATAAGGATAGATTTTATATTACAGAAAGACCTAGAAAACATAGATATTTCTATCTATTAGGCACTCGCAAAGAAATTAAATCTATGAGAGACTTGCTTGCATACAAGGTCTGTAACTATCCTAAAGGAGATAATGAAAGATATGATTCGTCCTATAAACCTAATATACAAGGCATATTATTCTAATGTAACTAATTGTTACAAAAATACTATATTAGTATTATTAGTTGTTATATTGAATATGTAAACAAATTTACTATCTTTTATCAAATGACTAGATCACTTTCAGTTCTTTCAAAAATTCTAGGCTTAACAGCTTCTTCAAATCCGCATGAAGCTAGATTAGCTGAAGAAAAATTAGAGCAACAACTTCAAGCAAAAGGTATTACAAGAGAGCAATTAGAGCAACAGTTAGATATGGCAACTGTTGATGAAGAAATAGAAGCTATATCTTTTAGATATGGTCAACCTTATAAGCGTATTGATCCCGCTACAGCTACTATTCTTAGTGCGGTTGCAAGGTTTTACAATGGTTCTATAGTTTATGCTTTTGATGATGCTGATTACACCGATTATGGTTATAAGCGTACAATAACTAGACATTTCGAGGTTTTTAGTTCACGAAAGAGTCAAATCGAGATTGAGTTATATACAGATTTCTTATTACAGGCTTTAGAGGACGATTGGACTAAGCATTGCAAAGAAGATCCATTTCAAGTTGCAATGATGGGTTCATCACATAGAAATAGTTTTAGAAAAGCGTGGGCAAATAAAGTTTCAAATCGTTTCTATCAAATGAAAAAAGATGAGGAAGAAAATGGAAGAGAAATACAAACAGAATCAAGGACTATCAATCAATCAGCATTAGCAGTTCAAAAGAAAAATAATACAGAATCAGAAATTATAAAGGCTTATAAGAAACAAAAATACCCAAAACTATATGCTAGTTCTGGTTTTACTCAAGGTGGTTCTGGAGCTAGTGCGGGTAGATCTGCGGGTGGCTCGGTAGGTTTATCTCGTCAGATGGCTAGTGGCGGGTATAAAGCGTTAGGTGGGTCATAATGACCTACCCTAACCCTATCAGTTCACCCTATGCGGAGTTTAAACCAATGAAACAACCTAAGACATTAAAAGAAATCAAACAAGAACGTAGAGCAATTATTGAGGATCTTTATTTTCAAAATGAAATTTCAGACGAAGATTTAGAAAAAGCTTACGAAAGGCTAGGTATTCCAAAAAATACCTAAAATTGCCCTCTCAAAATGACCTAGAAGGGGCTTGAAAATAATTCTAGGTATGTCTACAACCCTTACTTTTTATCTAATTTAAGAAAATGAAATTTAACTATGAATTTACAGAATCAATAGTACAAAGAAATGATTTTACTATTGAGACTGATACTAAATTATCTGAAGATGAAGTTAGAGAGCTTTCTTCAGAATGTATGACTAACTTTAATAAGAAATTTTATAATAATAATTTTAAATACAAAGATGAAGATTATATTTTAGAGGGTGAAAAAGAAGGTCATAAATATAAAGTTACATTTGCTTATTCTGAATATGATGACAATACTCAAGAAGAATTTGGGGGCGATAAATACAAAGAAGACTAAATGTAACTAAATGTTACAGAATAGCAGATTAGTATTATTATCTGTTATTATATATATATATCAGGTTTTTCTAGTGTATTGAAAAGTATAGATACTAATTAATTTAATTAGTATTGGTAAACCGAAAGAATGTAAGTCCTGACTAACTTTATTCCTATCTTTAAGTTTATGACTAATTCAACTCAAACTAAATTTCAAGAATATACTCAGTATTTACTTGACGCATTTACAACAAGTACCAGATCACAAGATTGTATAGATCGAGGTATGAATAAAACATATTATAAAATTAAAGAAGATCATGCAGATAAAGAGGAGATAGAGCAACAACTTATTTATCCATTACATGATGACGAATTGCCAAATGATTGGAGATATGAAACTATTCATACTTTGCTTTGTGGTTTTGTAGAGTGCGAAGATCGTAACCAGATAGAAGATCGTATGCATGAAATTGTAGATGGTTCAGTTGATATTTATAATTATGATCTTATTAAATGGGTACAAGAAGACCTTAATAGAGGTTATGTTGAGTCAGACCTTAGAACAGATCAAGAAAATATATTTCAACTCATTGGATTAGCTCAGTATGAAGTTATTAATCAGATGGCTTATCAGCTTTTAGATTATATTGATTCAAACAAAGAGGAGGAGTAATAATGTTTTATGACTACAAAATGAGTCCAAATTTTATAGGACGATTCAAAAAAGCTAAAGGTTATTTTGAACAAAAGGATCAAGCTAGGAGAGACTTCTCTAAAAGGTGGTATAACCTACGAAGTAACACTAGCTTAGAGCGATTTAATACAGATCAATGGAATAATGCTTTTGATGCTATAAATGATTTAGCTAAAGCTGATCAAGAAGAAAAAAAACAACTAAATTTAATTATTAAGGAGATTGATTAATGACAACTAAAACCAAACAAACATTTAAAGTTAATGTAACTTATGACCTTACAGTAACTATGCAAAACCTCAAAGATTTATTTTGCACTATGGGTCAAGGCTCAAATTATTGGGCTACAGATGTAACCATAGGCAATATAGAGGTAGAAGAAGACGAAGGTGTTACATACATTAAATCAGGGCAAGATTATGAGTATCAAGGCTGTTGTATATGGCTAAAAGAATTAACTCTTGAGAGTCCTATTACAGTAGAAGATATAGAAGATGACAAACACCAATTTAAAGTTAAAGATGTTTTAAAGGCTATAGAAAAAATAGTATCAGGTAAAACTAATCTTAATTCAGACGATTGTTGGTCAGTCCATAGATCATTTATGACTGACGATTTATCTCTTATAGATGCTTCAATAGCTGATTCTATATTGCAGATAACAACCTACAACACCCTAGTCTATGGTTGAGACTTGCATAAGACTTGCAAGACTCGCATACGCTAGGAGTGACTCATAAAGATAGTATCAAGAGAGGATTGATAACCCTCTCTTTTTTTATTGTTACAGAATATTAAGAAATACTGTTAGAGTAGTAATAGTGTAAAATCTTAGCTATAGTAAGGGTGTTCAACAAACTATCTTTATCACCGAGAATGAACTACACAATTCAAAACTATGTTATTTCTGTGCAATGGAGTGACAACCCAAAACTACAGACTTTACATAACAATATGCCTGATAGCTTACGTCAAGATTTTGATAAGTGGTTATCAAGTATTGAACATGAAAGAAACACTATTGAAGGAAGTATTTAAATGACTACTATCTTAGCTTCACAAAAACAAGAATTTATAGATTATGTTTATAGCTTTTATGGTTCTTGTTATGCTGTTTACCCCTTACATCAAATGGTAACAGGGCAAAGACTTACAAAAACTGACATCAAAAAAGCTGTAAAATATTATGAATTGTTTTTAGACAATCCCGAATCTACTTGGACTTGGGGTGATGGCGATTCTATTGACAGAGAGAGAGTACGGAACATTTTAGAAAAAACTTACAACTTTGAGGAAGTGCGAAGATGATTTATTAGAGATTTAAGCACCCGCACCCGCAAGCACCCGCACCCGCAAAGACTTGCGGGCATAGGCTTACACACAATTATTTATTTATACATAAGAGCTAAAAATAGCTCTTATTTTTTATTGTTAAGTATTGTTACAAAATACTAAATTAGTATTAATATCCTTTATATTAAGGATGTTCAAGCAACTATCTTTATTATGAACACTATAGAATTTGAGCCTAAGTACAAAGTTACTTATCCAGTTGATGAAATGGATTATCAGAATCCAACTGTAAAATTTTTTGCTTTTCATCACGAAATGGAAGATTGGATACACGAGGAGGTACAAAGAAGAGTTGATTTTACAGTTCAACATAGCTTTGATACTGTTTCAGATGAAGAGCTAAAACAGATTGAAGAATACGAGTACTATCTCGTAAAAATAGAGGAGGTTTAAATAATGATTCAATCTTACTTAGAAACAACTTTTAATGTTCCCTTAACTGGTCAACAAATAAGCGAAATTTATTTTTATATGTCTTATTGGCAAGTTCAAAACAAGCATTGTTTTGATGCTAACGATAAAGATTATATACAAGAATATGTAGATGATTTCGAGAATTTAGAATCAACATTAAAACAACCTATAAAAACTTATGAGAGGAATTTCTCATGAAAAATTTTAAAACAATAGAATATGATCTTCCAATTTATTGGAATTGTTATATTTATTATGGTGATGAATCAGGTCTTGAAGATGGAGAAAAGGAGACTATTGATGAAATTTTAGATCAATTAGAAGTTACTAATTGTCTTGATATAAAAGATAATACTTATTTTAGTTCGGGATCATGGTTTATGCCTACTGGCATGGGAGGTGATTATTGTACTTATGTATTTGAAGACTTGCACCCGCATACGGATTAAATAGATAACTCTAATATTAATAATCAATTAGAATTATTTACTCTTAATTCTTAATTGTTTCAGAATGTAACAAAATACTGTTACAGTAGGCAATAAGTCAAAAAATGGCTTATTGTTAGGTCATAGGCATCAAGCCTACTATCTTTATTTTTATTTATTATGAGAGTAATTGAACGCCAAATGATCCAAGCGATTATTGAAAGAAGAAATTTCAAAAAAGCTAATACTGAAGTTATTAAAGATAATGATTTTATGTATATCTATTTACATAACAATCTAATAGCTAAGTATGGCATAAACGATAAGTGGGGTCAGCTTTTTATCTCTCACTGCAACTGGCTATCTAATACTACTAAATCACGTTTAAATGTCTTAATTCAATTTCTTGTTGGTGGTATTTATGGTATTCATCAAAAAAACTTTAGATGGTACTTAAACACTAAATTTCATCAAAATTTAGACATTACTGACAATTCAAGTTTTATAGGAGTTTAAGAGATGAACTTACAAGAAATCAAATTAGCTTTAAAAAACAATCAACGTGTATTTTGGTCTAATACTTCTTATGAAGTAATAAAGGATAATATAGGCCAATATCTTATAAAATGTCATCTAAACAATACTTTTATAGGTTTAACGTGGAGGGATAATAAAACTTTAAATGGTAAAGAAAAAGACTTTTTTATAGCTTAAGGACTCGGAGACTCGCAAGACTCGCAAGACTCGGAGACTCGGAGACTCGCTGACTTTCACACATAGGCTTTTTCAAGCCTATTTTTTTTCAGAAAAATTTCTTTGTATAATTTGATACAGTACATTTGTACTAATCAAGATGTTACTTTTTAGTGTGATAAATGATACAAATAAAAGATATAAATATTACATAATAAATATATCATAAAAAGCCCTAATTTTCAATTATTACAAAATATTAAGTAATACTCTATTAGTAGTAATTTATTGTATTTTCTTGTATCTTTATTAATGTAATTATTTTTTATTACTATCTTTTATCATGAAAACTTATCAATGCTTTTTAGGTACAAATAAGCCTACTGGCGGAAGTGTTACCACTCAAGAATGGAGTCAATTTTTAAAACAAATAGACGCTACTTTTGAAGATGGCTATACAGTACAAAAAGCTATAGGCCGTTGGCATGGAGTTAATGAAAACACTTTTTTATTAACTGTAATTACTAATGAATTAAAACAATTAATTAGGCTTTGCGAAGATTACAAAATGATTTTTAATCAGGAATCCGTATTAATTCAAGAGTTACCAGTTAAACCTTTATTTATTTAATTATCATGTTTTCTAATTCTTATTTGCCTGATCGTCTTGATATTAGCGATACGGAATCAATTGCTTATTTTGATTTTATAGAGTCCCAAAAATATCAAGTAGAAACAAATTTATTAAAAAAGTTATTTAATTTTCTTTTTAAATAAACCTTATTTTTTTTATTATTATGAATTTCTCTGAATCTTTCCAAAACGCTTTTAATCGTCCTATTTTAAACGCTGATAAGCCCTATTTAGTTGTTGATATTCTCAACAACAATAAGGTTATAAAACAGTTTAAAAAGCTAACTACAGCCCATAGAGTCAAGAATAAACTTGACAATGAATATGGGGCTTATAGGTATAGTGTTAGAAGTGTTAAAACAATTCAACACTATTCTTGAAACTATTTAAAAATTAATCTTTTAGGCCCTAATTAGGGCTTTTTTTATTGCTACTACTGAATTAGTACTGCAGTACTATAAAAGTAGCCTAGTGATACCAAGCGATTACAGCTAAAATCGCCTACAACACTACTAAAATAGTATTTTAGTGTGATAGTACTAAAGGAGTAGTAAGGGGCTATTGTAGGCCGTTGTAGGTATCTTAGAATGGACGTTTGAAAAGCTAGTTAACTAAATTTGCTTGTATTTATTCCCTGATAATTTAAACTTATATTTTAATTGCTAATTGATAAGCTTAATTTATATTTCAGCGAGAAAATATCATGTAAGTAATTATACTTATAACAATTTAAAAATTGGCACAGCTAAAAACTTGCTGTAGGTATAAATACTTAGTGAGACTTGCTAGTCTTATCATAAGATTAGTCAATGTACATATTATACAAATTTATGTTACAAAATATTTTAGGTTCTTTCTGGCTGTCAGGGTAGGGGTAATTTCATAG